AACGAACTCATCCCACACTCTAAGAAGCGTTGGATGGTCGAACGCGGCGAATGGCGCTCCACAATCCCCGGCAACGGCAAGCACGTAAGTTTCCACATTTGGGCCGCCTATTCCTATTCCCCCAACGCCTCCTGGTCTAATTTGGTCGAAGAGTTCTTGGAGTCGAAGAACGACGCCGAGCAACTAAAGACCTTCGTAAACACCGTCTTAGGCGAGGTCTGGGAAGACGAATACGCCTCCAAGATCGGCGCCTCCGCCCTGCTGGAACGCACCGCCAAGGAGACCTACGAAGCACTCATCGTCCCCTCCTCCGCCCTGGCGCTCACCATCGGCTGCGACTGCCAGGACGACCGCCTAAGTCTCAGCGTCTGGGCGTGGGGACGCGAAGAGGAGGCGTGGCTTATCGACCGCAGCAAGCTCTACGGCGACCCCTCCCGCCCCGACGTGTGGAAACAACTCGACGAAGTGCTAAGCCGACCGTTCTTGAGTGAAGACGGCGTTGACTTACGTGTAAGTGTGTGCGCAATCGACTCAGGTGGCCACCACACCGCCACCGTCTACGCCTACGCCCGCGACCGCGCCACCCAAGGCGTCATCGCCATCAAAGGCATGTCCACTAAGGGGAAGCCTCCAATCGGCAAGCCCAGCAAAGTAGACCTCAACCACAAAGGCCAAACCTTACGCAAAGGCGCCCAAGTATTCCCCGTAGGCTCCGATGCCATCAAATCGCTACTATTCGGCCGCCTAAAACACAACGAACCCGGTCCCGGTTACCTCCACTTCCACGCCAAAACCCCCCTCGACTACTTCGAGGAACTCACCGCCGAAAAGCAGGTAATGCGCTACAAGAACGGCTACCCCCAGCGCGTCTGGGTAAAGAAGAGCAGCCAACCCAACGAAGCCCTCGACGAACTCGTCTACGCCTACGCCTCCCTGCACCGCCTCTACCAGCTCTACGACCGCCGCACCATTTGGGAGCAGCTGGAACGCAAGCTTCGCCCCTCCCCCGACGACGGCCCCTCCCAACCCGCCCGCTCCTCCGCCGCCTTCAACGTCCTCGGCCGCTAAGCCCCGCGCCCCCACGCCCCAACGCCCCTTCCCGCTTACCGCTTACCGCTTACCGCTTAGCGCGTATCACTGCAACGCTTACCACCTAGACTTAGGCGAAACGTAGTAGTCAGATGGCGTCTCCAGCTGCGCAACGTCTAGCGGACCTGGAAGCAGTAGAAGCCGCTATTCGCACCCTTATCTCAGGTGCGCAAGAATATCGGATCGGCACACCTACAGGTGGTCGTATGGTGAAACGCGCCGACCTGGCGCAGCTCATCCAGTGGCGCGATCAGCTCAAAGCCGAAATCGCCCGCGACCGCATGGCCAACAGCCTGAACGCCGGCCGCGGCGATGGTCGCTCCCTCTACGTCCGCTTCAACTGAGCCACCATGGGCCTCCGCACTTGGTTCCGCCGCCAGCTCGCCATTGCGCGACACGGCCGCCGCGCCTACGACGCCGCTAAGTGGAACCGCTTTACGGCTGACTTCCTCGCCTCCGGCAACAGCGCCGACGCCGAGATCCGCGGCAGCCTAAAGGTGCTGCGCAACCGCAGCCGTGCGCTGGTCCGCGACAACCCCTACGCCCGCCAAGCCAAGCGCACCACCCAAATCAACGTCGTCGGCGCCCGCGGCATCCAAATGCAGCCCCAGGTGCTCCGCCCTGACGGCAGCGAAAAGGACGAGCGCCGCAACGCCGCCCTCCTCGCCGCCTGGAACCACTGGTGCCGCGCCGACTCCTGCGACGTAACCGGCCGCCTCAGCTTCCACGGGATCGAACTCAGCATCGTCGGCGCCCTACCCGAATCCGGCGAGATCGGCATCCGCCTGGTCCGCCAGCCCATGGGCCGCAGCAAAGTCCCCCTAAGCCTGGAGCTAATCGAAGCCGATCAAATCGACGACGAATACACCGGACTTAGCGACCGCCCTAAGCACTACTGGCGTATGGGCGTTGAGCTAAATGAATGGGGCAGGCCTACCCGCTACGCAATTCTGCGTAAGCATCCTGGTGACGTTGAGTTCGCCAACTACATCGGTAGTAATGAGAAGCATCTCTTTATTGATGCTGCCGATTTTATACACGTTTTTATGCCTGAGCGCGTCGGGCAGACACGCGGAGTCCCCTGGTTCGCCTCGGTAATTACTACGTCGTGGAATCTCGGTAAGTACGAGGAGGCGCACTGGACGCGCAAGCGTGTGCAGGCCAACAGCCTCGGCTGGATCCAGACCCCCGAGCCCGAGACCTTCGGCAGCACCAACCCCGATGGCACGCCCGCCCTGGAGGACAGCAAGCGCCTCTGGAACACCGAGCCCGGCAGCTACAACTTCCTGCTCCCTGGCGAGACCGCCATCCCACCCGACTTCGGCCCCGACGACGGCCAGTACGAAGCGGTGGTCCGCACCCTCGCCCGCCGCTTCGCCGCCGGCTACGGCTGCTCCTACGAGACACTTAGCCGCGACTTTTCGGACACCAATTATAGCTCCTCACGCCTCAGCATCTTGGAGGATCGTGATCACTGGCGCGTAATCCAGTCGGTGCTAATTCAGCAGGTACACCAGCGCGTATTTGAGGAGTGGCTCGCCGCCGCCGCCCTTACTGAGCTGCCTATGCCGATGTTCAGCGATGTGTGGACACGCCCAGAGCGTTACAACACACCGCATTGGCAGGCCCGCGCCTGGAGCTGGGTCGATCCCGCCAAGGAGATGAAGGCCATGGAAATGAGCCGCGCCCTGCAGCTCCAAACCCACGCCGAACAGATCATGGAGTACACCGGCAACGACTTCATGAACACCATGACCACCATCAGCAAGGAGAACGAGATCAAACAAGAACTCGGCCTAAGCGGCGCTGCCCCCGCTCCCGCCTCAGCGGATCCACTTACCGAAACCCCCGGCCGCAACATCGAACCCCTCTACTTAGAGGGCGAGGACGAGCCAATCAACCTCCGCACCGACCTCAGCGCCGCCGCTAAGCAGCGCAGCTAAGCCGCCTCGCATCTATTGCTGGGCCTGCAGATAGACTGCGGCCCATACAAAGCAAAGTAATCGTGGCCGACGATTCTACTCAGCAACGCGAGCTTACCCCTGACCTTACAGCTCCCCAAGTTGCGCTCTACGAAGCCTTGGAGGAAATTGTCGATGATCTCGGTCAGTTTGATCAGGGCATTGGCGCTCACGGCGCTCATTACATGCCTGTCAGCCCCTTCGCCAGCGAAGGGATGCAGTGCTCCAACTGCATCTTTTACGCCGGCCCTCGCGCTTGCGAAGTCGTTGCCGGCGACATCGCCCCCGAAGGCGCCTGCAAGTTCTGGATCATCCCCGAGCAGCTGCTCACCCCCCAAGCCGACGCCTCCGCCGAAGGCCGTACCGCTACCTCTGCCGACGAAGTGCGCCTCGCCGCTAAGTCTGTGCGTGACTACGCAGCCCAACGCGCCGCAGCCGGCGAGCTGAGCGAAGGCGACTTCGTTTCCTGGCAATCCAGCGGTGGCACGGCCCGCGGGCGCATCGAACACGTCATGCGTACCGGCACCCTCGGCGTCCCCGGCAGCGACTTCAGCATCGACGCCTCTGCCGACGACCCCGCCGCACTCATCCGCATCTACCGCCCTAAGCAGGACGGCTGGAGCGAAACCGAAACCCTCGTCGGCCATAAGTTTTCGACGCTCCGCAAAATCGAGCCCCTCGACGAACCTTCGGACGACGACGAAGACGACGACCGCACCGCCCCTTCCGACCTAGAGCAGCGCCCTTACCCCAACGAACACGCCGCCCGGCTCGTAGACCCCGACCAGTTCGATCGCTTCCGCCGCAAGAACAACGATTTCGCCCAAGGCATCGACTCCATTTACGGAATCAAAGGCGACGACCCAGTGCGCCTCCAAGCCCTACGATTCGACGCCGCACGCTTTACAGTAAGTGAAGCTAAGAAGTGGCTTAGCGATCACGACTACAGACCCATCTCCTTTGAGCCCGCTACAGGCAAGTCCATGGACGGCAAAATCGACATCAAGGCCATCAGTAAGGAAGTGCTTAGGCGCGAAGCTCCGCAAGGTCTCCGCGTCGAAGAAAGCACCGAAGCTGGCCTCACCTTTAGCTTCAGCTCCGAGGCGCCCGTGGAGCGCTGGTGGGGCCGCGAGGTGCTGATGCACGACGACGGCGCCATGGACCTGGCCCGCATGAACGACGGCGGCCCTTGGCTCTGGAACCACAACCGCGACGTGGTGCTCGGCGTCGCCGAAAAAGCCTGGCTCGGCGACGATCGCCGCCTCTACGTCAAAACGAAATGGAGCCCGAACACCACCGAAAAGGGCACCGAAGAATACAAGCGCCGCCGTGACATCGAAGCAGGCATCGTCCGCAACGTATCCTTCGCCTACGAAATCAACGATGTGCGCGAAGCATCCAACGGTGACATGCAAGTAGTGGGCTGGAACGTACTGGAAGTCTCCTCAGTGAGCGTGCCAGCCGACCAGACCGTGGGCCTGGGCCGCGCACTCGACGACACCAACACATCCCCCGCGCCACTTACGACGCAAGAAACAAATCAAGCGTCAACCCCTACACTAGAAACTAAGCAGACCGCCGAGCGCGGAACTGACTGCCCCCAAGATCCTCCATCCATGGAACAAGCCATCAACGTCCAGGAGGTCCAATCCGCCGCTCGGCAGTCCGAGCGTGAGCGCGTTGCGGCCATCCGCGCCATGTGCGCCCAGCACCAGATCGGCACCGATCTGGCCGACACCCTCATTGACAACGATTCCACCCTCGACCAAGCCCGCGAAGCCGTGCTGAACCACATCGGACGCACCCGCGTCGAAGTCCAAGGTCGCGTCCACGACGACGACTCCAACGCCCTCGGCCTCACCGACAAGGAAGTCCGCAGCTTCTCCTTCGTCCGCGCCCTCAACCACCT